ATGATCTGGTGCAGGCGTGCCCAGGTAAGGCCTCGGCCGGTAATGCGAAGGTCGACGGCCATGCCGTAGCCGTCACAGCCGGGAGCGTTCTGCTGCATGTGGTAAGAGCCGCGGAAACCGTTAGCGAGCTGCCGATCAGGGTTCGCCGCGAGGTTCCCTCGGCCTCGCTTGTACAGGTCGTACAGGCGTCGCTGGTCGGCGATGGTGCGGACGCCGGAAACGATCTTTACCTTCCCGACGATCTCGGGATGCCGAAAGAACTCCTCGAGGCGTGCTCGGAAACGAGGGTGAAGCTCGGCGGTCCGTACCCTCGAGGAGGTGGTCGGTAGGGTCACGGGCCGACCTTGTCGAGGTTCACGGCCGAGGGCGAAGCGTCGCCGGCGGGGATACGGCGAGCGGCGAGCCCTTTCACGACGACGAGGAGGGCAGCGCCGGCGGAGGCCTTCAGGGCGTCGACCAGGGGCAACTCGAGGAGCTGGAGCGAATCGGAGCCGACAAGGCTCGCGAACGTCGCGGCAGCGGCCGAGATGGCACGCTCGACGAGGTCAGTAATAAAACGGCGGTCAAACATGGAGATCACCTTACTCGGTAGAGGTTCTGGCCTTCTTAAATCGGGCGGCGATGACGCCGGCCCCGGTAGCGAGGGCGGAGCCGGCGGCGATAATCGAGGTGAGGTCGAGGGCTTCGTCCTCGGCCGTCGCGGGTTCCTGAATGATGATTACCTGCGGCGGTGGGCCGCCGGCGGTGTAGTACGAAAGCGGGATTTCGCCGTCGGTTTCCTGGGCGGATGCAGGGCCGGCGAGGAGCACCAGGGCGAGCGCTATTCCGGCGGGTGCTCGGCGTGCCATTCGAGGTGCCCATCTATCCGGTCTTCGATCCGGTCGAGGGAGCGCTTTACGTCGGCGTGATCGGCTCGAAGCTCGCCACGGGTCCGCAACAGGGCGACCAGGATCGAAGCGACGCCGCTGATGCCGGCCGCTCCGAGCGTGCCGATCACTACGTACGCTTCGGCGCTCATGCCGGCGTCTCGGGTGGTGTCCAAGTCGGGCCGGGAGTCCAGGTCGCCGGTGCGTCTCGGAGCTGTTGCCGGTAGGTCGCCCAAGCCGCAGCGTTACCGGTTGGGTCGTCGGCGGCCTGGGTGTAATCGGAAGCGGCGAGGAGCCGGTCACGTTCGGCGCGCATCCGTTCGAGCCATTCGTCGTCGGTAGTGTGGTCGCCGGTAACCGGGTCGAGGCCGAGATAAATCTCCATCATGCGCTCCTGTACATGCCCATAGACCACATATCGCCGCTGCTCGTCCAGGTCGTAGGTGCGGTGTTAGTGACATTTGCGGCGCTTGTGAAGCTGCCGGTCACTTGGTGACAGTAGAAGAAAAGCTTGTTACTGAATGCAATGTTTGTGCCTTGGTAGATCGTGCTACCGGCTGGCCTGATCCATCCCTGCCCCATCGGGTTGTATGTCATGGCGCTCGAGGTGTTGGTCGGTGCCGTGCATGACAGCGACCCGGTTAGCGGCAGGTCGCCGGAATCGAACTCGATATACAAGCTCCAAAACACGAGTTCATTGACCTCGGCGTAGACGGCGAGCGAGATGGTCGGCTGGCCGGTCACGCCGCTAAAGGTCGGCGTCCACGTTTGGTATTCGGCGATCGAGTTTAGGTCCGAAGCGTTAAGAATGGCCCCTCCAGAAAAGGGGAACGGGTTAGCCATGTCGAGGAGTCCTATCCGAGGCGGTTAATGCCGATGATACCCAGAGCGGCCGAGTCGAGGGTGAACGTGCCGTAGTCGATCGACGGCCGCAGGGCGAGCGTTACGGTCGTGTCGGACGGCGTAGCGGTGATGGTGCGGCCGACAACCAGGGCGTAGTCGGTGATAGCTCCAGGGCGGCCGGCCGGGGTGAACTCGACGCTAGCGCCGGCCCATATGCCGTTTTCGACCGAGAGAAGATCGGCCCAGGCGGTAGCGTGCGAATCGCTGGCGCGTTCTTTCACCATCGAGGCGGTTACCTGGAGCGATGTCGTCGCGTAGCGAGGATTCGCAAAACGGAGGGTCCAGTTAGCGGCGTCCTCGTCGGTGTCGCTATCGCTATGCGATGCGGTGACGTACTCGCGCAACCTCGAGCCGTACGTCGATTGTGCCGTTTCGCTTGTCTTTACGTAGCCGGTAAACCGGCGAGTAATGCGTGAGGCGGTGGTGAGCTGGTCGAGCTGGTAGCTGCGTTTCAGGGCACGGAAGGGTAGCTCCGTGCCGAGGGCGTTCTCGGCGAACTCGAACGTCGTAGGGTTGCTGCGTTGCGCGTTCTCGACGACGAAAATCTCGGTATGGGCGGTAAGCGGGTCGAAGCCTCCCGGCCATGCAGCGGTCAGGCCGCAGGTCATGACGTTATTAGCGATGTAATCGCCGACGGGTGCCTGGCTTACGGCGGCGGCCTGGAGGAGTACCTGCCGGGTTTTGGCTGGGCTGAGTGACGTAACCGTGAGGTTCCCGTCGGGGTTCGCCGTTTCGCCGAAGTTCGGCATAACCGTATTGTTAAGCGAAAAAGACGGGTCGGCGAGTAGCTCGATCGCTTCATGCGGCGACGGCGCAACGGTCGCCGGGAACCCTAAGGTTTCGACCTGTTGCCGGCTAGCGGTCTGGAAAACGTCGACGGCTCCGATAGTTACGGTCGAGCTGATGCCGTCGTCGGCGAGGTCGAAACTGTCGATAATCCCGGCGAATACGTTCGCGCTGGTAGCGAGTCCTGCGCCGTAGTCGATCTGGCAGCGGATCTCGAGGGCGTACTTAAACCATTGCGTCGAGGAGTACGTTCCGCCGGCCTGCGGCGTGAGTTCTCCGTCGGAGTTGTCGAGGGTGATACGGGCCGAGCTGGTGCCCATTACGGCGAGGTCGGTGGCCTGGGCGATGCTGAATCCGAGGGTGCGATCCGTAAAGTCCGTGGTCGTGTAGTTGGTGCCGTCGTCGTAGTAGCCGATGCGGACGATCCAGCTCGTCTCGACAGTCATGTTAGAACCGTCGAGTGCCGGTCTGGAACGGGACGGTTCCTCGGCGTCGCTGGTAGTCCTGAATCGCCCTCACGACATCGTCGCCGTCGGCTCCGGCCGGCATGTTGATATTTACGACCATGCCACCACCGAACCGGCCGACTTGGTCGAGAGGAATGACTGCTTCAGGCCCTGCCTCGCCGATCAGGCCGAGGGTCGGGCGCGTCACGATCCCCCCGTCGGCGAATTGTGGGATCTCGGGGATGCGGAACTCTTTATTTCCGAGAGGGCCGAGCCAGCCAGGGGTGGAGAAACCGAAGCCGCCGAGGGTTGAGTTCCAGGCCGTAGCGATAGCGGAAAAGATCAGGTCCGCGGCCGTCAGGAGCGGATCGAAGAACGCTCCGAGGACATCGCCGACCTTGCTCGAGTATTCGTTCCAGGTATCGAAGATGGTTACCGCTACGTCGGCGATCGTTGTCGCGACACTCCAGGCCGTCTCGGCCAGAGTCTGGAAAATCGGAAGAACAAAATCCGTGATATAGGCCCAGTAGAGCTGGAATCCGTCGACGATGGTATCGACGGCGGTGCGGAAGAAACCGAAGTTTTCGTAGGCGTAAACGGCTCCAGCCGCGAGGGCTGCGATAGCGGCCACGACCAGGACGACAGGCGACAGGAGCGCAGCGATAGCGCCGACGAGGGACCAGATAGCGCCAGCGAGCACGACGCCAAGAACGACGGCCACGGCCGCCACGATCGGCTTGTTTCGTTTCATCCAATCCGTAACCGGCTGGAGTTTCTCGCGCAGCAGCTCGGCAGCGCCGGCGAGGCCGTCCTCGGAGAAAGCGGCCGTTAGGTCTTCGATGAAGCCGACGACCTTCTCGACGATCGGCATGAGCTTCGCGAAGCCGCGGTTTTTCAGGATGTTTATGCGGTCCTGGAGGGTGAGCATCGCGTCGGATTGCTCGTCGACGAGGCCGGTGCCTTCGCCCAGGAGGCCGGAGAAGTTCTCGAGGTCGAGGTTCCCGGTACGGATCGCCGAGCTAAGCCGCTGCGCTCCCTCGGCCCCGAACGCTTGGGTAGCCAGGTTTAGGGCTTCGGTGTCGCTGCTGGCGTTCTTGATTGCTGCGACGGTGTCCTCGAGGGCCTTTCGAGGGTCGCCTCCGAGTTCGGCGATGTTGCGGCTAAAGGCGTTCAGGCCGGGAGCGATACGGGTGACCTCGACGCCGCCCTGGGCGAGCTGGCCCATAAGCGCCGTGGTTTCTTCGAGGCTGAAGCCCATGTTTGCGAACACGGGGCCGAACGTTTCGACGTTCGAGAGAAGCGTTTCCATCGGCCGGCCGGTGGCCTGGGCGATGCGGAGAAGGTCGCCGAGGGCCTCGTCGGCGTCGCCGGCGTCCTCGCCGAACTGGGTAAGGGCCGAGTCGACCTGGCTAATAGCGGCTGATGCGTCGACGCCGGCCGCCCTCGAGAAGTCGAGAAAGAGCTCTGTCTGGGCTTCGAGTTCGGAGCCGGTAAGGCCGAAGGCGGTGTTTACGTCGGCCAGGGCGGCGGAAACCTCGTCGAAGCTCTGCGGAACGTCCATCGCTACCTGGCGGGCGTTCTCGATCAGGGCATCTAGGGCCTCTCCGGAGGCTCCTGTGCCCTGGATGATGTTATTCCTCATCGTTTCCATCTCGTTAAAGACAGAAACGCCGAGAGCGCCTACAGCGCCAACCACGCCAGCGAACGCGACGCCGGCCTTCCTCGAGAAGTCGCCGACAGAGTCGGAGGCCTTCTTCATTCCCTTACGGAACTTCTCCGTGTCGGAAAGGATCGCTACCTTAATGACTGAGTCGGCCATGAGTTGATCCTAGAAGATCCGGTTCACGAGGGCTTTGACCTCGTCCTGGTACGCCTTCGCGACTTCTTCCCGGCGCTCGTCCAGGGCGTCGTACATGAACGGGTTCGGCCTGATGAAGACATGTCTCGCTGCCCAGCCGAAGTGGATGGGACCCGCGTATTGGACGCCGGTGCGGAAGTTTTTCGCTCGGTTGCCGGCCTCGATACGCGCAAGCGTGTTGT